GAACCAGAATCCTGAAGTCAGTTAGTCCAAGATCTAATAACGTTTGTGCGCACGTAGATCCGTTGATGTACGAATTACCACACGAAGTATTAGGATCTCCCGACTTCCGGGTATACTCAACTCGATACTTGACGCCATTCGTGGTGTAACCCACAGTTCGCATTTGCGCCATATAAGCCATTCGAGCCAAATAATGGTTCTTAAGTCCAAGTTTGTCGTAAAATTCTAATTCATGATTAAAGCATCCTTTTCCTTGAGTGGAATCGAATCTACTATAATCAGACCAGAAAAATATTGGATCACTTATTTTACTAAGTGCCCTCGACATCCATTTACCAACGGCCTCTCCCGTCATTCCGCTGGCATATGTTATTTTCCTATTAGGTCCCATCAACCGTTTCAACTTCATGTTAACGGCTGACATAAAAGGACCCAATGCGACATTGGCTTTGTGTGATACACCTTGAATTAAACGGGGGTCGTAATCATCACTGCCATCCATTGTGGATTTATTGTACTTCTCTACTTTTATAAACGCCTTTCTGACCAAATCGCCAGCTAAGAGTCCATTTTCTTCCAACAATAGTTTTGCTCTATTGTGCTCTTTTTGCCTCGAAGGTGGAAACGAACTATTCCATTCTTCATACGGCACAGGTTCAATCTCATCTAAAACTGCATTGCGAATAGGCTCTGTTAATCGATCCCATAGCGCTGAATTAGCTAAAGGAGTTTTCTTACAGGCTCTATTATTGACGGCTATTATCTCATGCTCTTGGCACGGGTTGGGCACAACAGGTATATGGTCACGAAAACCAACACCAATTTGCACAAAGCTTCGTTCTTTTGGAGGTACATAATCTCCCACGTCAATTTTTGCACTTGCCTTCACGGGCACAAGTTCTCTGTTAACATTGGTGAACCGGAATTCTTTACCATTGTTAATGTAACTTCCTCCCATGGAAGAGGAACCGTTATTATTGTTGTATCTTTCAACAGGGTCATCGGTAGAAATACCTCCGCACCCACAGTACCTCAGTGGATTGAACTTTTGTAATTGGGATAAAAATCCAAACTTCTTCTTGTTAGTGAGAAGCATAGCATTCGTAATGGTTATTTCTTCATCTATATACTTAACAAAAGCAATAGACGCTACATACAACACACCACTAGCTCTCAAGCTCTCAGGCATCAAGACTCTCTTCTCAGACATCGCTTCACGTGTCCGCTTGATGCACTCTTGCCAAGTGTTAGAATTTCTTTCTTTCCCAATCATAGCACAAGCTATTTTGTCTACCATCCCCTTAGGGATGAGGACGGACTTATTTTCTAAATTATAAGCTAAAAGGTATTTGCCGATGCTAAATACCTTACTCGTCATTACCTTCCCAAATTCGTATCCTGATTTACGAATAAGTTCACCCTTTAAATCGAGTGACATTTCACCATAATATGTGCAATCAGCTAAAACGTCGCTAATTGTCGAAGGTACCCTCCTTGTTAATGGTATACAACGGCGAAACACAATCAACTGTGTTTCACCAATAGTGTCAATAGACCAAGACATTGCCTGGCCGTTAACCTCAAAATAAGCACTGCGCAACCATTCGACATTGTTGTGTCGATACGAGGTGGCATTTCCGTCCACTGACATTTGGACGTCCCCGTTAAGGCAGAATTCATAATGAGCTTCAGCTTTACCTTTCACTTTAAAATAATCTCCTATTAAATCGTTGAATGTGTGTGCTGCGGCGTACAACACACCCTTAGAACAACGATAAACCAAGTCCAATACATCAAGAGGACCAAAGTAATAAAGTGAATGGATGGAAACGTAAGCTTCGGGTTCAATGCAATCACAGTTATGTGCCGTGTGATAACAGAACGTTACGTTTCCTTTGCCGAAATTAACAGTTTGGTGGTGATGACTAACGGAAGGATCAGTGACATGAGCACATTTCTCAAATCTACTGTTGCGATTATTGTCTTCAGGACTCAAAACAGGATTGCAAGAATGAACCGAACGATCATTCATTGCATGGCGCATCACATTGCCACCAATGTCGACTAACGTCGACATTCCGTCTTGTTTCGCTCGTTGAAAAATTTCAATTTCAACGACTCTTCGTTCCACCGAACTCAAAGGGTGCAAGTGCCTTGACACTTGCGTCTTCTCAACCAGTTCATAACTGGGATAACGAGAAGCTGCTTCCAAAGCAAGCTCCTCGGTGACTGGGAAGTTTACTTTTAACTGTATCATAGTTAAAAGTTGG